CTTAAAAAATTACTAAATAAGTCATAAAAATCAACTACTTATTTATCTTATAACTGTTAATAAATTATTTTAATAAATATATATTGCAATAGTTTAGTTATTAACTTATTGAGAAAATAAACCTACTGTGGAGAATATTGCTATGGATAAGACATTAGAGCAAATATTAAAGTTGTTGGACAAGGCAGATGACTTAAATGCAAAAATTAGAGACAAAATAGAAGCATCACTTGACGAATATGAAGAAGATTCTGATGATGAATTAGAAGATTCAGATGATGACAACGATTCAGACGAAGATTCTGACGAAGAATAATCCAATTAGATAAGCTGTAAAGCTGGAAGGTTTATCGCAACCTTAAAAATAATGAATATTAAATTATTAAGTGGGAAGCTCTATGACTATATAGTAATAGTTTTATTTCTATTTTCTGTATTTTTTGTAGGAACATTTTTTCCAAATCAACTCGTCAAAGAGAAGATCAGGCAAGAAACAATTAAGTATATTAAGTCAATAGGTTCATTTTACGAACCCAAAATAGATACGACTTCCAACGACAAATTCATAGATACAATGAAAAAATGTATAAGTTACATCAATCTTGATTTGCCAAAAGACAAACAGATACCAACATTATTAATAATAGCACAAAGCATAGTTGAATCTGACTACGGAACAAGTAGGTTTGCTAAAGAAGGTTCAAATTTGTTTGGCGTAAGAATTTGGAGTAAAAATGGAATACTACCATTAAAACAAGACGCATCTATTAATTGGAGAATAAAAACATATTATTCAAAATGTGCATCAACTAGAGATTATATTAATATATTAAACAACAACCATCATTATTCAGAATTTAGAAATCTAAGACAAAGAACTAAAGATCCTATTAAATTAGCAGAAACTTTAGGCAACTATTCTACTTCACAAACATACCGAATAGAGATAGTTAGAATGATTAACAAAATAAAGGATAAACTATAATGAAAAATGTTAAAAAAGGTTATCACAAAATGCCTAGTGGAAAGACGATGAAAGGCAAAAAACATAATAGTAAGAAAAAATAATGGCTAACGAAACTACATCAACATCAGTTGGAGTGCTTGTAACAAATCAAAAAGGGAAAGGCACTTATAGAGTTTATAAACCGAAGAAAGCACCTAAAAAGAAAAAATGAAAAAACCAATCTGGGAAACTAAAAGACCAAAACGATTAGGTAATCCCAAACCTTTTAATAAAAAATCTAAAGCATATAAAACTGCAAGACGTTCAGCAGGTCAAAAGTTTGGAAAGAAAAATAGCTTTGTCAAAAATTTATACATAGCAAAAAAATTAAAATGAAATTAGACAAGATTATCTTTGGAAGCAGGATAGTTAAGTTAAAATTCATAGACAAAGACGAAGCATCTAAGAAAAAAATATATGGTGAGTTTGATATTGATAACAATGTTCTTACTTTAGATAAAACATTAGATAATATTCAGATGACAAATACATTACTGCATGAAGTATGCCACATGATACATGACGAATATAAACTAGACTTACCTTTAAAAGCTGAAGAAGTTGTATGTAATTCAACAGCAAATGGAATTTGCCATACACTATATCAAAATCAAGATTTATTAGACTTCCTTTACAAATCTCTTAAAAAGTAATAATACCCATAATTACGATTACATTATCGGTTAATTATGGAAAACGAACAAACTAAAAAAGCAGGTAGACCTACTGTCGTTCTTGACAGAGATGAAGTTTATAAATTAGCATACTTTCATTGTACTTTAGAAGAAATGGCAAGTTTCTTTAAATGTGATCGCAATACACTTTCAGCTAATTATTCAGCAGAAATAGCAAAAGGGAAGTCAGAGGGAAAAATTAGACTTAGAAAGAAACAATATGAAGTCGCTATGCGTGGGAATACTACTATGTTAATTTGGCTTGGAAAACAAATACTTGGTCAAAATGACCAGAATGTAGGTGATGATTATAGCCCATTGCCAATAGATGATATACTATGAAGTGTATCTTTTGTTTAAGTCCAATAGTTAATAAATTGGAACAACGTATTAAAGCGTGTAATGATTGCATTATTAAATTGTTAATGAAAAGGCATAACTTAAAAGTTAAAAAACAAGCACCAGTTAGTTTCAGTATGAAAAAATATGATAAGGTATAAAATAAATAAAAGATTTAAAAATCCAAAAGGTGGACTGTCTGCTTATGGCAGAGCAAGAATTAATAGAGCAACTGGTAGCAATTTAAAACCACCAGTTAAATCAAGACCAAATAGTTTAAGTGAATATAGACGCAAAGGAAGTTTCTTAGTAAGAATGGGAAGTGGTAGAGGCAGACTGTTTGACACTAAAGGTAGAAAAACTAGATTAAAACTTGCACTTGAAGTGTGGGGATATAGAGGAAAAAGTAAATCAGAAGCAGTAGCTTTAGGTAGAAGATACTTAAAAACGTACCAGAATAAAAAGAAGTGAAAGAATGTATGTGTGAAAGGACAAAACCAAAAATGCTGGATAAGAAAATGCGAGGAAGCCATGACTTAGAAGTTAGGATTTACGACTTAATGAAACAAGCTGATATTAGTCAAGAAGAAATACAAAGATTAAATTTAATAATTAAAAAGTTAGAACAGGATTTAGAGAAGCATTTAAGATCAAGTAACTAATGCCTTTAAGCGAACCACAAAAAGCTGTTTATACTTGTCCAAATAGATTTAGAGTTTTAATTTCTGGCAGAAGATTTGGTAAAACACACTTAGCACTTGTAGAATTATTAAGGTTTGCATCAAGAAATAAGAATGGAAAGATATTCTATGTAAGTCCAACATATAGAATGAGTAAAGAGATAATGTGGAAACCTTTAAAGAAAAAGGTAACAGATTGCAGATGGGTAAAATACACTAATGAATCTGATTTAACATTAATTCTAAAGAATGGTTGTCAAATAAGTTTAAAAGGTGCAGATAAGTCTCCTGATAATTTACGAGGAGTAGGATTAAACTTTTTAGTGATGGACGAATTTGCCGATATTCCTGAAGAAGCATGGACAGAAGTGTTAAGACCAACTATATCCGATAAACACGTGAACGGACATGTATTATTTACAGGAACACCTAGAGGATTTGGTAGTTGGTCATATAATATATTTCAAAGAGGATTAGGTGATGATAACGAATGGAAATCCTTTAAGTACACGACATTAGATGGTGGGCAAGTTGAACAAAAGGAAATAGACCAAGCTAAGAAGGATTTAGATGAGAGAACATTTAGACAAGAATATTTAGCATCATTTGAAACATACGCTGGAGTTGTTTATTATAACTTTGATAGAGAGCAAAATATTAAAGAATGTAACTATGATAAAAATTTAGTAATACACTTGGGTATGGACTTTAATATAGATCCAATGAGTGCTTGTTTATTTCATATAAAAAATAATGTTATAGAAGTATTTGATGAAATAGTTATTTACAGTTCTAATACTGATGAATTTATTGAAGAATTATTTAGTAGGTACCCAAAACAAAATATAGTTATATATCCTGATCCAGCTTGTAGACAACGCAAAACATCAGCAGGTGGAAGAACTGACTTAACTATATTGCAAAATGCTGGGCTTAATGTTAAATGTAAGTCTAGCCACCCTTTAATAAGGGATAGAATTAATGCTGTTAATTCAAAATTAAAAAGTTTTGAAGGAAAGCGATCTATGTTTATAGATCATTCTTGTAAAACACTAATAAATAGTTTAATGAAACAAGTCTATAAAGAAGGAACAAATCAACCAGAAAAAAATAATGGTTACGATCACATGACTGACGCAATAGGGTACGCAATAGATTACTTATATCCAATCACCTCAAATACACCCAAATCAAAACCAAAAAGATTCTCATAAATGGCATACACTAGACAAGACATAGAACTACAACATCAAGTTTATAAAGGCATGATGCCTAGATGGGAATACTTTATTAGAAGTTATTTAGGTGGCAAAGAATACCAAGATGGAAAATACTTACAATCATACCAATTAGAATTAGAATCAGAATATTTTAAAAGGACTAACTTTACTCCATTAGATAATCATTGTCGTAATATCATAGACATTTATTCATCATTTTTATTTAGAGTTGAACCAGTAAGAGAATTGGCTTCACTTGAAGAAGATATGTCAGTTGAACAATTTAAAGATGATGCTGATCTAGAGGGTAGATCATTTAGT